AGAGCAGCGAAGGCATCGAGGTAGCGTTGCTGTGCTTTGGTGGTGGTGAGCATCGTGGTTCGTTTGCTTGTGTGTATCCTAGTCGGTGCTGTGCTCAGTCGCGATCGCTGATGTTCCAGCTGCCCCACTGTCCCTCCACTTGCTTGCCATCACGGAAGGCGGCACGCAGCAGGGCACGCTGGCGCTGCCTCTCCATCTCCTCCCTCATATAGAGTTCACCGATGCTGGCGAGGTCGTCAGAGGATGCCAGGATGCCGTTGCCGTAGTCTTTCATTCGTGGTTGTGTTGTTGGTGGTATTGTAGCACGGAGGGGGCGACCCCTCAGAGTTCGGACAGCATCTCGTCCATCTCGTCGGTGTCGATCTTGTCGTCCAACCACGCCACGCCGTCGCCTGTGATGTACTCACCGAACTCATCGATGAACCGCTTCGCCCAGCGACGGTAGCCCAGGTTCTTGTTCTGGCGGGCGTGCTCATAGATCATCTCATCGTTACCGATCCAGAGGGCGACGTTCCAGGTCTCATAGGAGTACCATCCGTTGTAGGTCTCAGGTGCTTCGATGATCTTGGTTTGCATTTGGTTCGTTTGGTTGATGTGTGTACTATAGCGACCCTTAGGTCTGAAAGCGCCTTCAGGTGGACAGCTCAAGGATTGTCACTCATAGTGGTCTTCGCCTGTACGGTTGGAAGCAGGGCGGACGAACTCAGCGACCGAATGCAGCGAATCGGATGCAGTGACCTGAACACCCTCACGAATCTCGCTGTTAGCGATGACAGCACCAGCAGCGAAGGCGGCACCATAGGAAAGGATCTTAAGCATTGTGGTTTGTTTGCTTGTGTGTATTGTAAGGGGTCAGAGGGTGTCGTCGATAGCACGTAGGACACTTCGCTCATCGTCCATCACAGCTGTCTCATCCCCATCGAATAGGGCATCCTCAATCAGGGCATCAAGGGCAGCATCACGGGCAGCAGTGTCGAAGATCTCGCCTGGTGCATCCATCAGTTCATCCCACATAATTTTGTCGTAGTGAAGGGCAATTGTACAGGGGTCAGGCATCAGAACAGCAGATCTGCGATGCCTTGGATAACGTCGCCATACTCTCCGATGATATCACCAGAGGCATCACGGACGCAAGCATAGGAGTCGGACTCCTGATGCATAGAGAAGCACAGGTCCCACGCCCGATCCAGGTCGGTGGTGGTTTCGGTTTCGGAGAGTGCAGGGCACTCGATGGAGTAGGTTTGATTCATACAGACATTATAGGCACAGGGTCTGCAGTTTAGGGGAGCAAAGTGGACACCTCGTCAACTGTCACAGCTCGGCTGAATTCTAAGTTATATCGTGCAACAATGGATTCGAGGTCTTTGTCCTCATAATCTTTGTACAATTGATGGAGAGTTTCTGTATACTTCTCACCATCAACTTGCTTCATCCGTTGTGCAACTAACTCGCGAATTAAGCTGTCTCTAGTGATAGTCATAAGACATAAAAAAGGACGGGTTATTTATACCCGCCCATTATAACATCCTCAGGCGAAGATGTAACCGTTGTCAAAATTACGGACCACTCCGTTATCCATCAGATACCACTCAAAATCCTTCTGAAAGACACCATCACGAGCACCATTGCAGAACTCATTGATAAGAGCATTCAGACGAGATTTGGTGGTGTTGGATTGCCAACCACCATCAAATACCTGCAGGAAGTTATCACCCACAGTAGCAATGTGGTTGCCGTGCAGGTATACTTTGGACTCCTCAGATTCGGGGCAATACGTAACACTGGTGTTAGCAGATGTCCAGTTCTTGGAAGCTGAAACTGCTGCGTTCATCAGGCGTTCGATCTTGCGCATTTGGTTCGTGTTTGTTTGAACTGAAGTCAATATAGGGTGAAACGGTGCCCAGGTCAAGCGGTAGTGGACACCTCTTCAACTGTCACATCAGCTTGGTCAGGCAACAGGTCGATCAATGTATCCTCATCGTAGAGAGATTTGATCTCTTCACACATATCGTCCCAGGTGTGATCTTTGAAGTATTCGATTAAGTTATCGAACGCAAATTGCACGAGGGAATCCATATCCATCGAGTCAATAATGTGGTTTGAATAGTTCTCCTTTAGGGAGAAAAGATCAGACTCGTTTGGTGATTGTTGGGTCATTCGATTTGTGTCGATAGTGATACTATGGCACACCTAGATCGAAAATGCAAGTGTTAGTGGACAGTACAAAAACTGTCACTCATCACCAACCACAACAGCATCTTTTGGTATAGTACTACCTTGGAAACTATCCCATCCTAGTTCTGTCATATCTTGTGTCAGTTCTAGGATATAATCAAGCTTCAGATTTCCCAACTGAATTCTTTGATTAATGAACTTTCCAATCGATGCATCTTCTCTAGCAATAGTATCTTCTTCAGTTTCGATGAGATTATCTTCATCGTCTCTATCTTGTTCAGCTTCAAGTTTTCCACAGAGTGTCATAAAAGCACTCTGAAACTCTTCTAGATCTTCACATTTATATCCATATTGTTTCTTACTATTTGATTTGTATACCAATTTGACTACAGAACTATCAAAATCAAGCTCCAAATAGTCAATAGCTGTAGATGGTAGTTCTTCGTACTTAGCAGTCATAGGTTAAACGTTAATAGTAGTATTATACCATACCCACACAGGGTTTGGCAAAGTCTATTTAATCTTTAAATCTTAAAATTTGACTTTTTTGACTTTTTCACTTTTTAAGATTTCTGAGATTTCTAAGTTTTTCAATTTCTTGACTTTCGATAGGTTGCGTGCTAAGACTACAAGGACTGAGCTGAATAGAACACACAACCTATGTTTTTTTAACCATTTAGTTTTCCACAGGTTTTTCCACAGAGTTATCCACAGGTACTGTTAAGATACTAGTGAGTCACTGGGGAGCTCCTGTGCGGAGTACTGGTGTATATTGTTCTAATGATTGGTTCTTAGAACTATACTTGGTAATGATGTAAGGTGAATGGAATAGCTGTAGGAATGTGGTTGTTTTGATGACTCTGATGTCACTAGTTGATAGTTTACCCCATCTAGAGTAAGCGAAGAATAGTTTAAATGCTGTTGTAATCATTTGTACTGTTCCAATACTTGAGCAATGACTCTGATTGATTGTTGAAACTCTTCAGCATCTTGTCCACCTTGTACAATGTAAGCGAGTTCTTCGAGAGCATCATCAACAGTGAGTTCAGTTTCACGTTGGTATGCGACTTCAAGCATTTCTTCGTGAGTCATTGGTTTGTTGGTTGATGTGTTCATTATACAGCTGGATGGGGTGAGTGTCAACTAGTATCTAGGTGGGATGTTCTTAGAACGTGTCACTTCTTCTTGTGTCACATTGTTGTCTAGGTTAGTGGGGCGATGACCTAAGATGAGATCTTTCATTGCTTGTGCTTTGACTGTAGCATTAGTTGTTTCTACAATGGCAGCATCTAGGGCATCATTTAGATCATCGTATAGTTGTGTTGATGTAGTATCTGGTGCATTGATTAGATCAGAGATGATTTGTCTAAGAGCTTGTTTATGCTGTTGGAGGTTAATCTTGGGGGAAGACATAGTATTTGAAATGAGTGAATGGTTTAGGGTGATGACGATGGAGGAACTTAATAGCGTGTTCTTCACATTGAAACCACGCCACACGTTTCTCTGATTTAATTTCTATACGATAGGGAAAAGCTTTATGTGGGAAGAGTGAGAGGTCACGCGAACGTGTTGGTGGTTTAATGGAAACCGAACTTTTGGACTTTCGGGTCTGGCGAGTTGTACCAGAAGTCGTGGTAGTCTTCTTCTGACGCTTCGGTGATGTTGCCTTTGCTCTTAGATTTGTCTCTAAAGATCGTTGTGTTTTTACCTCGTTTAGCTGCGTAGTCTTGTTCTGCTTGGGTTTTGTCGAGGTAGTTTTGGATGAGCGCTTTGAAGTCGTCTTGGGTGTAGGTGTTGAGGATGCTTTCTTTCGGGTCGTTTTCGTCCCAGGAGATGCTGAAGCTTCCGTCTTCGTTTTGCGTGACATCAATCATTTAAATAGTGGTGTCGTTTCCAGTATTATACTATGGGATGCAAGAATTGTGAATCATTTGATTTAGATGAGTTAGAGAACAAAATGTTCGCTCATTTAATTACAGAGACTGATAAAGGGTTTACAGTCCGTAAAGACAATGGTACAATAGTTACATTAGCTTCATTTCAAGAGGCGAAAGAGTTTATTTTTGATGGAGGATTACGTGACTGATAAGCGTGAAGTGATTGAACATCGTACTGAACACGATACATTCATTAGAGAATATCCTAATCACGTACCACCACAAATCTGCGATATGATTTGTCAGTATACTGATCGATTAGAAGCTGGTCAAGAACGTGGTGATGGAATGGGTGAACAAATTCATAGTGATGATATCACTGCATCATTTACACGTAAAGATGTACAGTATTGGATGACTGAAGATAGTAATCCACGGTTACGTAATAGCTTAATGAAAGGTTGGGGTAATGTAGTACGGAAGAGATATCTACAAGAGTTTAATCAATTAGCATTGAATGACTTTTGGATGAGTGCTATCAAAGTGCAGAAGACATACCCAGGTGGTGGTTTTCATCGTTGGCATTACGATAACAATGGATTTGGTGTGATGGAACGTGAGTTTGTCATCATTTCATATCTTAATGATGATTTTAAAGCTGGTGAGACTGAGTTTCTATACCAGGGCATTCGTGTTGTACCAGAGAAGGGCAAGACTGTTATCTTCCCTGCAAGTTATACACATATGCATAGAGGAAA